GTATTGAGTGGGGGAGACGACAGGTGGAAGTGAGGGTGATTGAACCATGAAGCCCGGCGATAAAGTGATGGTGCCCCGCACGGGCGGCGGGTACTCCTTAGGAGAGATATTAGAGATCTACACCGATGGACGGGCCCGGGTGACGTTCCCGATCGGGAACACCTTCCGAGGGAAGCCACGGCCGTTAGTGGGGATGGGGTATAAAACCGTGAAATTGAGTAAATTACGACCAGTAAAGGAGGACCTATGAGCATCAAAATCAACAAACTGGAAATCGAAAATGTAAAGCGCGTAAAGGCCGTTAAGATCGAACCTACGGCCAATGGGCTGACTATAGTGGGCGGGAAGAACAACCAGGGCAAAACCAGTGTGCTAGATGCTATCTGCTGGGCCCTGGGCGGTGAACGGTACCGCCCGTCAGAACCGCAACGCGAAGGGTCAGTGATCCCGCCTTACCTTCATGTCGTTTTGTCAAATGGCCTAGTAGTCGAGCGCAAGGGAAAAAACTCTGACCTTAAAGTAATCGACCCGAAAGGCCGTAAAGGCGGTCAGCAACTGCTCAATGAGTTTGTAGAGCAGCTGGCACTAGACCTGCCCAAATTTATACAAGCCAGTAATAAAGAAAAGGCTCAGACCCTGCTGCAGATTATTGGTGTAGGAGACAAGCTTTTTGAGTTGGAACAGCAGGAAAAGGAAATTTACAACCAGCGACATGCCATTGGGCAGATTGCTGACCAGAAAAAGAAGTTTGCAGCCGAGCAGCCTTATTACCCGGACGCACCTAAAGAACTTATATCTGCATCTGACCTCATCAAACAACAGCAAGAAATTCTGGCTCGCAATGGCGAGAACCAGCGAAAACGCGAAAACCTGCGTACCCTTGAATTCAATTACAACGAAGTGCAAAAACAAATTGCTGATTTGGAAAAGCGGTTAATTTCCTTAAAGGCACAGCGTGATCAGCTGGATGCCGACATAGCCATAGCACGAAAAACAGTTGAACAACTCCACGATGAATCCACTGCTGAGCTTGAAGCCAACATTACCAACATCGAGGAAATCAATCGCAAAGTCCGGGCCAACATGGATAAGGATAAGGCTGAAATGGATGCCCAGGAATACATCAACCAGTACAATGCCCTAACCGTTAAGCTAGAAGAAGTCAGACAGGCTAAAATCGACCTGCTCAAGGGCGCCGACCTGCCCCTGCCGGGTCTCTCCGTCGTGGATGGTGAGCTGACCTATCAGGGACATAAATGGGACAACATGAGCGGCAGTGATCAGCTAAAGGTTGCCGTAGCTATCGTCAGGAAGCTCAACCCGAAGTGCGGGTTCGTCCTCATGGATAAGTTAGAACAGATGGACCTGGACACTCTGACGGAGTTTGGAACATGGCTTGAGCAAGAAGGACTCCAAGCGATCGCCACCCGAGTCAGCACCGGACCAGAGTGCGAAATCATTATTGAAGATGGTTATGTAGTGGGTGCGGATAAGCCAGCTGAGGAAGCCCCATCATGGAAAGCAGGTGAATTCTAGATGCAGATAAGCAGAGGCGTAATTGTAGGAGCTCAAAAAATAGTTATCTATGGCCCGGAAGGCATTGGTAAATCATCCTTTGCAGCTAAGTTTCCTAATGCGGTTTTTATCGATACTGAGGGAAGCACTAAGCATATGGATGTAGCCCGGCTGCCTAAACCCACCAGCTGGACCATGCTTATAGAAGAAGTTAAATACGTTAAGCAGAATCCCCATATCTGTGACACCCTGGTCATTGATACCGCAGACTGGGCCGAAAAACTTTGCATTGAACATCTCTGTGCTCGTGACAAGAAAGATGGCCTAGAAGGATGGGGCTATGGAAAAGGCTACACCTACCTTGAAGAAGAATTCGGACGGCTGCTCAACAGATTATCAGAACTCATTGATGTCGGAATAAATGTAGTTCTGGTTGCTCATGCCTGGATGAGAAAATTCGAGCAGCCGGATGAGATTGGGTCTTATGATCGCTGGGAGCTTAAACTCCAAAAGAAAACTGCTCCACTGGTCAAAGAATGGGCTGATATGGTCCTATTTGCCAATTACAAGACTCATGTTATTAATGTCGACGGCCAGGGCGCTCAGAAAGGCAAAAACAAGGTACAGGGTGGCAAGCGGGTAATCTATACCACCCATCACCCCTGCTGGGACGCGAAGAACCGGCACGACTTACTGCCTGAGATCCCGCTGGATTATGACGAAATCGGGCCGCTGATCATCACCCGGGGGAAGCCAACTGCTCAGGCCCGACCAATTCAACAGCCCGAGCCGGAACAGGTGCCATTGCAGGACGTTAAATTTATCGATTCAACCGAGGACGAGCCCGCCCCCTGGGATGAACCAGTAGACATCCTGGCGGGCGTTCCTAAGCAGTTGGCCGACCTAATGCGGGCAAACAATGTGACGGTTGCCGAGATCCAACAAGCAGTAGCCAGCCGGGGATATTATCCAGCTGATACACCTATACAAAATTATGACCCGAGATTCATTGACGGTGTTTTGGTTGGGGCCTGGGAGCAAGTTTTTAAGATTATTAAAGGGTTCCGATATGACAGCGAAATTCCATTTTAATAAAAAGGAGGATTTATAACATGGCAGATCAGTGGAGCGATTTAGGAACGGAATACAACCCGAATGACGATATGGGGCGTGAACTAGGCTGGGATGACACCATCGAAAATGATGGTCCAGAATTTGTCCTACTTCCTGAAGGTGATTACGATTTCGAAATCGTTGATTTTGAGCGCGGTCGTCACCCTGGCAGTGATAAGCTGCCTCCCTGCAACAAGGCTGTGCTCCATGTAAAAGTTGAGGGCAAAGAGGGCACCGCCATAATCAAACACAACCTATTCTTGCACAGCAAAACTGAAGGAATACTTTGCGCTTTCTTCACTGCTATAGGCCAGCGCAAAAAAGGTGAGCGCCTAAAAATGAACTGGAACACAGTGGTAGGTTCAAAAGGCCGCTGCCAGGTTGGGACCCGTAAGTGGATCAATGATGAAGGTAAGGAAATAACTATGAACCAGATCAAGAGATTTTATGAACCCGAAATCCAGCAGCCTCAACAAACAATGTTTACACCGGGGAGCTTTTAGTTATGGACTTAAGACCATATCAGATAGAAGCAAAACAGGCTGTCCAGGCTGAATGGGCTAAAGGGAATAGGAAAACCCTGCTGGTGCTGCCGACCGGTACCGGCAAGACAATAATTTTCAGCAAGCTGACTGAGGATTGCGTCCGAGATGGTGAGCGGGTTTTAATACTCGCTCACCGGGGCGAGCTCCTTGACCAGGCTGCAGACAAAATAGCCAAGGCTACCGGCTTAGGGTGTGCAGTAGAAAAGGCAGAAGATACCTGTTTGGACAGCTGGTTTAGGGTGGTGGTTGGATCCGTCCAATCTCTCATGCGAGAGACGCGGCTGGCCCGTTTCCCGGTGGACTATTTTAACACGATCATTGTAGATGAAGCCCATCACTGCCTTGCAGACAGTTACCAGCGAGTATTAAATTATTTTGACCAGGCCAAAGTGTTAGGTGTAACAGCCACCCCTGACCGGGGCGATATGCGTAATCTGGGGCAGTATTTTGAATCGTTGGCTTATGAATATACCTTACCCAGGGCTATCAAGGAAGGGTACCTGTGTAAGATTAAAGCCCAGACTATACCGCTTAAGTTGGATCTGACAGGTGTAGGAGTTCAAGCCGGTGACTTCAAGTCTGGTGATTTAGGTACCGCTCTGGATCCGTACCTGTATCAGATTGCTGATGAAATGGTTAAATACTGTATGGACCGAAAAACAGTAGTATTTCTGCCGCTCATAAAAACCAGTCAGAAATTCCGGGACATCCTGGAGCAAAAAGGGTTCCGGGCCGCTGAGGTAAATGGCGACAGTCAGGATCGGGCTCAAATTCTGGCAGATTTTGAAGCCGGCAAATATGATGTTCTATGTAATTCCATGCTCCTTACAGAAGGCTGGGACTGCCCGTCGGTAGACTGCATTGTTGTGTTAAGACCAACCAAGATTCGTAGCCTATACTGTCAGATGGTAGGTCGGGGAACTCGTCTATATGATGGCAAAGACCACCTGCTGTTACTGGATTTCCTCTGGCACACAGAACGCCATGAGTTGTGTCATCCCGCGCATTTAATCTGCGAGTCACCGGAAGTAGCCAAAAAAATGACTGAAAACATTGAAGCTGCGGGGTGTCCGGTGGACATTGAAGAAGCCGAGCAAAAGGCTAAAGAGGATGTTGTGGCTGCCCGGGAGGAAGCCCTGGCGAAGCAACTCCGGGAAATGCGGAACCGGAAACGTAAACTCGTGGATCCGCTTCAGTTTGAAATGAGTATCCAGGCTGAGGATCTGGCCAACTACGTGCCGGCCTTTGGCTGGGAAATGGGGCCACCCAGTGAGAGCCAAATTAAGACCCTGGAGAAGCTAGGGATATTCCCGGATGAAATAGACTGCGCTGGCAAAGCTGCCAAACTGCTAGACCGGTTGGCTGTTCGCCGCATGGAAGGATTGACCACGCCAAAACAGATTCGTTTCTTGGAGCAAAAAGGATTTCAGCATGTGGGTACCTGGCAGTTCGAATCAGCCAAAAAATTAATAGACAGGATCGCAGGGAACGGTTGGCGGGTGCCGCGGGATATTAATCCGAGTGAGTATAAGCCTATAGATCGGCCTAAGTTTGAATCAAAGGGGGGCGACTGGTGGCAGAGCTTACAGCAATAGAACTACTTCAACACATAGATCCTTCCCGCCTGGACTACCAAGATTGGGTTAATGTGGGCATGGCACTCAAGGACGCCGGTTACACTGCCGCTGACTGGGATGACTGGTCGAAACGTGATCCAGGCCGGTACCACCCGGGAGAATGTTTCCGGAAATGGGGGAGCTTCCAGGGCTCTCCCAATCCGGTAACAACTGGCACATTAGTAGCCCTAGCTAAAGACCAGGGCTGGGTACCAGAACGCAGAGACTCCGGACCAGGATATGAATTAGAATGGGATGCCATGATCGGCGGCAAAGACGATCTGGTGGTCATAGATCGTCACTGGGTTGAGGGGCAGGAAGTCATAGAGCCTGATCACTGGAACCCGGTCGAGCACTTGACTAAATACTTGGAGATTCTATTTGAAGCATCTGAGAATGTGGGATATGTCACTGATAGTTGGGAAAAAGACGGCCGGTACCTGCCCACTAAAGGATGTTGGGATAGAACGGCTGGAGAGCTAATCCAGCAGCTAAACAATTGCCAGGGAGATATCGGGGCAGTATTGGGGGATTATAAGCCGGAGGTCGGTGCCTGGATTCGATTCAATCCTTTGGACGGCCAGGGCGTGAAAGACATCAACGTGACAGACTACCGGTATGCCCTGGTCGAGTCTGACGATATGGATATCGATCATCAGAACGCTATTATCCGGGAACTGGAGCTGCCGGTGGCCTGCTTGGTGCACTCGGGGAAGAAATCACTCCATGCTATAGTCAAGATCGACGCCGGCAGTTATGAGGAATACCGCAAGCGGGTGGACTACCTATATAACGTGTGCCGAAAAAATGGCCTAAAAATAGACAACCAGAACCGAAACCCGTCCAGGCTGTCCCGGATGCCCGGGGTGATGCGTAACGGAAAGAAACAGTTCCTGGTGGACACCAATATAGGCAAAGAGTCGTGGAAAGACTGGCAGGACTGGATAGAGGCAGTTAATGACGACCTGCCGGAACCGGAAAGCATGGCTGACGCTTGGGACAACCTGCCCGACCTGGCACCACCACTTATTGAGGGCGTCCTCCGACAAGGCCACAAAATGCTGCTGGCAGGGCCATCTAAAGCCGGTAAGTCATTTGCACTCATCGAGCTCTGCTGTGCCATTGCTGAGGGGAAGGACTGGCTGGGGTGGCCATGTGCCCAGGGTAAGGTTATGTATGTCAATCTGGAGCTTGACCGGGCCAGCTGCTTGCATCGTTTTAAGGACGTCTATAATGCCCTGGGGTGGTTCCCGGACAACCTGGCCAACATCGATATATGGAACCTCCGAGGGAAATCCGTCCCCATGGATCGGCTGGCCCCCAAGCTGATCCGGAGAGCCGCCAAGAAGAATTATATCGCTATCATTATAGATCCCATATACAAAGTCATTACCGGCGACGAAAACTCAGCTGATCAGATGGCCCACTTCTGTAACCAGTTTGACTTAATCTGTCATGACCTGGGGGCGGCAGTGATCTACTGTCACCATCATTCCAAAGGGCAGCAGGGCCAGAAGAGATCTATGGATCGGGCCAGTGGTTCCGGCGTGTTTGCCCGGGATCCGGACGTGTTACTTGACCTCATAGAATTAGACCTGACAGACGACCTGCTTAGACAAGAAGAAAATAAGGCCGTCTGTGCAGTCTGTGAATCATGGCTGATAAAGTACGTGAAGGATTGGACTGAAAAAGTGAGTCAGGACGACCGCTGCAGCGAAAAACAGATGCTTTCATCCTGTGACAAGCTACTGGGCCAGGATAGGTATCAAGAAATGCTCAAAGACGTTTACGCAGCCCGCCAGTGGGTTCAGCAGCGAACGGCATGGAGAATTGAAGGTACCCTACGTGAATTCCCGAAATTTAAGCCGGTAGATTTATGGTTCTCTTATCCTACGCATCAAGTAGACAAAGATGGCGTTCTGCAGGACCAACAGGCTGAAGGGGATAAACCACCCTGGCAGCGAGCTATGGAAAAGCGGAAACCGAAAGAGAAAAAGGCAAAGGACAGGAAGATTGCACTAGAAAATGCCTTCGAAGGATGCACTTTTGACGGGGAAGTTACCTTAAAAAACATGGCTGAATACATGGGCGTAACTGAAAAGACTGTCAGAAATAGGATAGAAGAACATGGGGGCTTTGATATTGAGAATGGAAAAGTTAAAAGGAAAAAAACATAAAATTTCCCTTTTTTCCCTGAGAGAAAATCGGGAAAATAACGTTAATTTCCCTTTTTCCCTGTTCAGGAATCGGGAAGAAAAAAACATAATTTATGTTATTTTCCCTACTGTAAATAACTGGAACAAAATCGGGAAAATCGGGAAGAAAAAAACTTGTTTTGCGTTATTTTCTTCCGAGGGAAAATCGGGAAGAAAAAAACATACCCTAAAGGGTATGGAAATTTCTTTCCCTGCTTCCGCAGGTCACGGGGGAAAGTAGTCGTGCGTAAGCT